CCCTTTTATATCCGCGGGCGATTTTCGGAAAGGGGTTTTCGCGTGGCTTTTGATTTTCCTGAGTTCACCTTTGGCGAGGATCCCGAGGAGCCCCAGGAAGAGGCGCCCAAGGAGGCCATCAAGGTCCGCCACCGATGGGGTCACCGGCACATAGCGCGGAAGCTGACCTCCGAGGCCGCTCTGTCCGACGCCCTGCCCTGGCATTTCCAGGAGGGCGACTGCTTCCACTGCTTCAGCTGGGGCGACGTGGACTCCCTAACATACGTCCGGCACGTGTTGCGACAGCAGCGCGTGCTTTATCTTGCGATCAGCACCTGGTGCATGGCGGGGAAGGACGTGGAGGAGCTGCGGTCCTGGCATCGCCGCGGGATGCTGGGGCGGGTGGACTTTTTCGTGGGGGAGATCTTCCCGGGCTCCTACTCGGAGGTCTATGCGGCGGTCCTGGACTTCATCGCGGAGTGCGGCGGCCGCGTGGCGGTATTCCGCAATCATGCCAAGGTCTCCGTGATCGTCGGGGAGCGCTTTGACGTCCTGATCGAGTCTTCCGCCAACGTCAACACCAACCCGCGGAGCGAGAACACCGTGCTGACCGTGGACCGGCAGCTGGTGGCGGAGTACGTGGACCTGTTCAATGGCATCAAGTCATTTGACAGGGCCGCACAGGATGCCCCGCCGTATGTGATCCCGGAAGAAAGGAGTTTGCACCATGAAGGCGACCACGGAGAAGGGCTTCCGCGAGAAGATCCGCTCCCAGTGTCGCAGCCTGGGGGTTTACAAGCCCGAATTTGAGGACGCCATCGAACGCCTGGCCGAGTACCGCGTCCGGCGGCTGAAGCTCAAAGCGATCTATCAGCAGACCGGCGCCGCCCCGGTGGTCAAAGCGAAGGGCTCCGCGATGGCCATCCGCAATCCCGTCCTGGACGAGATGGACAAGACGGACAAGACCATCCTGGAGCTGGAGCGGGAGCTGGGGCTGACCCCGGCGGCCTTGCGGCGGCTGAACGAGGCGGCCCTGGCACGCCAGGAAGCCGACCCGTTGGCCACCGCCCTGGCCGCCATGCGTGGAGGCTGATGCCATGGAGCTGAAAGGCAAGTTTGCCGCGACCGTCCTGGAGTACGCCAAGGGCGTGGCAGATGGCCGGATCATGGCAAACCGGGACCGCGTCCTGGGCTGCCGGCGCTTCTTGAACTTTCTGGGGCGTGAAGACTTCGAAGTCCGCACCAAAGACGCGGACTTCGTGATCGATGTCATCCAGACCACCTACCACCACCGCCAGGGCCAGGCGCTCGACGCCTCGCCCATGCGGGGACGGAAGCTGTTGCTTCAGCCGTGGCAGATGCTCTGTGTGTACGGTCTGCTGATCTTTTACCACAAGGGCACCGAGGAGCGCGTGACCAAAGAGGCCATGATATTCATCCCTCGCAAAAATGGCAAAACGCTTTTCGTCTCTGCCCTGGCCTGGGCCCTGGCATTGCTGGAGGCCATTTCCGGCGCCAAGGTGTACGTGGTGGGCGCGGCCCTGAAGCAAGCCATGGAGACATTCGACTCCTGGGCATTCAACGTCAAAGCCCTCTACCCGTCGCCGGCGCTGATGAAGCGCTCCGGGTGGAGGATCAAAAATAACAGCTTCGATCACGTGGTCTTCAATGACAACATCGCCGGCGGCTCCGTGGCACTTCACGCCCTGGCCAGCAACCCGGACAAGCAAGACTCCTTCAACGCCAACATCATCATCGCGGACGAAATGCACGCCTACAAGAGCGCCAAGCAGTACACGATCTTGCAGGAGGCCACCATGGCCTACACCAACAAGCTCGTGATCGGAATCACCACCGCGGGCGATGACGGTACCGGCTTTTGTGCCCAGCGCGTGGAGTACTGCCGCAAGGTGCTCAAGGGCCTGATCCAGGACGATCAGTATTTCATCTTCATGTGCTCCGCGGATCCGGATGAGAGCGGCGAGGTGGATTACACCTCCGAGGAGCAGCTGATCAAGGCGAACCCTTCCTGGGGCGTCACGATCCGCCCGGCGGACGCGATGAACGACGCGCTTCAAGCGTCCAATGATCCGCAGCTGCGGAAAGACTTTCTGAGCAAGCGCCTGAACGTCTTCACCACGGCCCTGAAGGCCTACTTCAACCTGGACGAGTTCCGCACATCCGACGCGGAGGCGGAGCAGGCCCTGGGCATTGACGCCGCCTGGCCGCTGGAGAAGAAGATCAAGCACCTGGCATCACTGCCGGTGAAGTGGTACGGGGGCGCGGACCTGTCGAAAATGCACGACCTGACCGCGGCGGCGCTGCATGGCCAGTACAAGGGGATCGACATCGTGATCCCGCATTGTTGGTTCCCGATCACGGCTGCGGCGAAAAAGGCCGACCAGGACAACATCCCGCTTTTCGGGTGGCAGGATGACGGCTGGCTGACCATGTGCAACGCGCCCACCAACAACCACACGGACGTGGTGGCCTGGTTTCTGGCAATGAAAAAGGCCGGCTTCAACATCGCCCAGGTCGGGCACGACCGGAAGTTCTGCCGGGAGTATTTCATCGGCATGAAAAAGGCCGGCTTCACCATCGTGGACCAGCCCCAGTACTTTTACAAAAAATCTGAGGGCTTCCGGCACATCGAACGCCAGGCCAAGAACAAGCAGCTGTATTTCCTGGGCGCGGAGCCCTATCTGTACTGCGTGGCAAATGTCCGCGCCATCGAGAAGACCGACGACATGATCCAGTATGAGAAGATCCAGCCCGAGCACCGCATCGACGTCTTCGACGCCGATGTTTTTGCTACCGTCAGGATGCTGGAGTGCATGGAAAAATCAGGCCGCGCGTCGAGCTGGTTTGGAGGGGATAAGACATGAGCACATTTCAGAGGGCGCGGGACTGGCTGCGGAGGCGGTTCCAGCGGCGGGACGCGGCGACCCTGGCCTTTGTCGTGGAGGATGATGACCTGGGGTGCGCCGGCTACACCCGCCTGAGCGACTGCCCCGAGATCCAGACGGCCTGCCTGAGGATCGCGGAGCTGATCGGCTCCATGACCATCTACCTGATGGCAAACACCGACAAGGGCGACGAGCGGATCACCAACGAGCTCTCCAGGATGATCGACATCGCACCCTGCGACAGCATGACCCGCAGCCAGTGGATGACCGCTATCGTCATGAATCTCCTGCTGTACGGCAAGGGCAACGCGGTGGTGGTGCCTCACACACGGAAGGGCATCCTGGAGAGCCTGGAACCCATCGCACACGACCGGGTGGACTTCCAGCGGGACGGGGCCAGCCGTCGGAGCTATCAGGTGATGATCGACGGGATCCCGCATGATCCGGCGGAGGTGCTGCACTTCACCTACAACCCGGATCCGCACGACCTGTGGAGGGGCCGCGGCATCCAGGTCTCCCTCCGAGACATCGCCGACAACCTCAAGCAGGGCCAGAAGACCATCAACGCCTTCATGCGGAGCGAGTGGAAGCCCTCCATCATCGTGAAGGTGGACGGCCTGACGGAGGAATTCTCCAGCCCTGAGGGCCGCGAGAAGCTCATGGAGAGCTACATCAAGCCCAAGACACCCGGCGCGCCTTGGCTGATCCCCTCGGAGGCCTTCTCCGTCGAGCAGGTCCGGCCCCTCTCCCTGGCCGACCTGGCGATCAAGGACACCCTGGAGATGGACAAGCGGATGGTGGCCGCCGTGATCGGCGTGCCCGCCTTCCTCCTGGGCGTGGGCGAGTTCAAGCGGGACGAATGGAACAGCTTCATCCAGAGCAAGATCCGCCCGCTCGCCCAGAGCATCCAGCAGGAGCTCACCCGGGCCCTGATCATCTCGCCCAAGTGGTATCTCCAGTTTAACATCTGGAGCCTCATGGACTACGACCTCAAGGCCGTGTCGGACATCCTGCTCAGCGGCGCGGATCGCGGCTATGTGTGCGGCGACGAATGGCGCGACCGGATGCACATGACGCCGGCGGGCCTGAAAGAGTACAAGGTCCTGGAGAACTACATCCCGGCCGACATGAGCGGGAAGCAAAAGAAGCTGGTGCAGGAATGAAGATCGATCCCGTGACCTGCCCGCACGCGGAACGCCGCGACGGGACAAAGATCTGGTGCCGCAAGGCGGGCGACTGGTGCGCCCACGTCTTTTTCAAGACCTGCAAGGGCTGGTGGGTTCAGAGCCCCCAGGCCGACAAGTGCCCGATAAGGAGTGATCGCCGTGATCCAGAGGACAAATGACCGTCGGACGGTGCGGACCGTCATGACGGAGTACCAGACCCGCGAAGACGAAACCGGCCGCCACATCAGCGGCTATTTTGCCGTCTTCAATTCCAACTACGAGATCGGCCCGGGAATGACCGAAAGTGTCGCGCCCGGCGCCTTCTCAAATAGCCTGGCCGGCGGGGACATCAGAGCCCTGACCAACCACGATACGACCCTGGTGCTGGGCCGGACGAAAGCACACACACTGGAGCTCCGCGAGGATGAGCGCGGCCTGTGGGGCGACATCACCATCAATCCGAACGATGGCGACGCCGTCAACACCTGGGAGCGCGTGAAGCGGGGCGATGTGGATCAGTGCTCGTTCGGGTTTGAGATCGTCGCAGAGGAAACCGATTTCCGGGACGACGGCTCCGTGCACTGGACGATCCGGGAGGTCAACCTCTTCGAGGTTTCCGTCTGCACATTCCCGGCCTATGAGGCCACCAGCATCAGCGCCCGCACTGCAGAGCGGGATGAGCTGAAGCGGCGGCAGCTCCAGGCCTGGAAAGACCGCATGAAAGGAGTGCTGCACAATGGCACTTAAGACCCTGATGCTCCGCAAGCGCATCGACCTCAAGCGCAGGGCGCTGGAGGCGCTGATGGAGCAGCGCACGGCCATGGAGACCCGGGCTGCCGAGATCGAGACCGCCATTGAGGAGGTCGAGAACGAGGAAGCCCAGGCCGCCGTCGAGGAGGCCGTGAACAACCTGGAGAGCGAGCGCGCCGCGCTTGAGAACTCCATCACCGAGGCCCAGACCGAGCTGGAGAGCATGGAAAACGAGCTCCGCGAGGCTGAGGCCGCACAGGACACCACCCCCGAGCAGCGGGGCCATGAGCCCCGTCCCGAAGAGAGAAGGAGTGAGGATCACATGATCAACAATGTCATCATGAGCCAGCGCGACCGCCTGGCCCAGCTGGTCACCCGCGAGGACGTCAAGGGCTATCTGGGCGAGATCCGGGCCGCCATGAAGGAGAAGCGGGCCCTCACGAACGTGGGCCTGCTGGTGCCCGAGGTTCTGCTGGGCCTCATCAAGGAAAACGTGGCGGGCTACTCCAAGCTGTACAAGCACGTCACCGTCCGTCCCATCGGCGGCACCGGCCGCCAGGTGATCATGGGCGAGGTGCCCGAGGCCATCTGGACGGACTGCTGCGCCAACCTCAACGAGCTCACCCTGGCATTCAACGACGTGGAGGTCGACTGCTTCAAGGCCAGCGGCTTCTTCGCCATCTGCAACGCCACCCTGGAGGATGCGGATGTCGACCTGGCCGCCGAGCTGGTCAGCGCCCTGGGTCAGGCGATCGGCCTGGCGGTGGACAAGGCAATCCTGTACGGCCGCAATGCCGCCGGCACCCAGAAGATGCCCCAGGGCATCGTGAGCCGCCTGGCGCAGACCGAGGTTCCCACCGGCTATCCGGCCACCGCCCGCACCTGGGCTGACCTGCACACCTCCAACATCATCACCATCCCCGCCGCCACCAAGGGCGCCGACCTGATCGCCGCCATCGTGGCCGCTTCCGGCGCTGCCAAGGGCAAGTACAGCCGGGGCACCAAGGTGTGGGTGATGAACGAGACCACCTACACCGCCCTCATGGCCGCCACCGTCGCCGTCGACGCATCCGGCCGCATCGTGTCCGGCCTGGCCAACACCATGCCGGTGGTTGGCGGCGCCATCGAGGTGCTCTCCTTCCTGCCGAACAACGTGATCATCGGCGGCTACTTCGACAACTACCTGCTGGCCGAGCGCGCCGGCGTGAAGTTTGCCACGTCCGAGCACGTCCGCTTCCTGGCCGATCAGACCGTGTTCAAGGGCACCGGCCGCTATGACGGCGCGCCCACCATCGCGGAGGCCTTCGTGGCCATCGGCATCGGCGGTACCACGCCCACCGCCGCGATGACCTTCGCCACCGACACCGCCAACACCTGATGAGGGCGCTGCGGACTTTCGTCACGACGGCTGACCTCCTGCACACCTATCAGGAGGGCGAGGAGTTCCCGCGGGCGGGCGTCACGCTCGCCCCGGGGACCATCCAGCAGCTGCAGGCTGATGGACTGATCGGGCAGGACAAGCCGGAATCGACGGAAGACAAGCCGGCCAGGACGGAGACCAAGGCCAGGAAGGCGCGCAAGGGGGGTTGACCGATGGATAAGACGACAGCGTTGAGCATGGTCAAGGCCCGGCTCAACCGCCTCGACGATCTCCTGGACACCTACCTCACGGCGCGGATTGACGCCGCCGTCACCGACCTGACGCGGGCGGGGATCACCCTGAATGACAGCGTGGCCGACCTGATGCTGGTGGTGGATACGGTCTGCTGGGATTACGCCAACCGCGACCAAAACGCGGGGATGCCTGATTGGCTCAGGCTCCGCCGGCGGGAGCGGTGGCTCCAGCAGCACGCCATCAACAAGGGGGCGGTGGAATGATCCTCGACACCGGGATCTGCTCCATCTTCCGGGAGGTCAATGCCGCGGCGCCCGGGCATATGCCCGTGCCTGCCTGGCAGCTGATTGGCCGGTCCTGGTACAGGGAGCTGGCATTTTCCACGGAGCCCACCTGGGCGACGGACAACCGCCGGGAGACCCGGCAAGACCAGAGGATCCGCATCACGCAGATGCGGGGACTCCGGCAGGAGGACCGCGTGGTGCTGGACAAGGTGGACCAGCTGCCTGGCCAGGGCGTCACGATCTACAAGATCGAGCGCGCCTATCACGGCCAGGACGATGACTCCCCGGCCCTCATCACCGACCTGAGCCTTGTGGAGGTGAGCCCATGACCCCCGAGGACTTTCTGCCCATCGCTCTGAGGTGTGATCCTCAGGCCTGGCATTACGAGGCGAGAGACAAGGGCGACGCCTACACCACATGGCACGAGTTTACCCGGATCCCGCTGGGGGGCGACAACCGGGAGGCGGTGGAGGCCTGGCATTTCCAGGTGGATCACTTCACGCGGACTGAGTTCTCACCCATGGCCGCACAAATCTACGCCGTCCTGGACGCGGAGCCCACGGTGACGCGCCCGACACACCGGATCATGTACGAGCGGGAGACCGGATACATCCACCACATTTTCCAGGTGGAGGGGGTGTAGCTGTGGCGCGGATCCGACTTGACTGCACGGGCATCGAAAACCTGGCCCGGAAGCTGGGGAGCCTCGGAGACGCGGCCGCCGGAGCCGTCCAGGAGATGCTCGAAAAGGGCGCCTCCATGATGGTTGACGGCCTGCAGCGCGGAGTCCAGGAATACGGTCACGTGAGGGACGGAGACCTGCAGAAGTCAATCGGGATCAAGGAGGGCAGCCTCAAAGCGGATCCCGACGGCGGCTCCGTGGTCATCACATTCAAGGGCACCGACGAACGCGGTGAGCGCTATGGCGCCATCGCATACTACCTGAACTATGGCACCTCCAGCATCCAGGCGGACCACTGGATCGACAACACCGTCGAGATGGTGCGCCCCCTGTGCAACGAGGCCATGGAGCAGGTGCTCAACAAACACATCAACGCACATAAGGAGGCATAGCAAATGGCTGCTTTTGGCATGAGCTATCTGACCATCGCTCCCATCACCGCCGAGACCGACGCCGCGATCACCTACGGCGCCGGCATGGTGGTGGAGCACGCCCGGCGCGGCGCCATGACCTATAACTGGGTCGAGGGCAAGCTGAAAGGCGACAACAAGACCGCCGAGTACATGGCGTACCTGGAGGACGCGGACCTGGAGCTGGAGACCACCGAGCTGGCCAACGAGGCCGCTGTCATGATGGGCCTGGTCAAGACCAAGGGCACCGGCGAGAACCTGGTGTACCAGGTCAAGACCCTGACCGGCGATCCCCTGGGCGTCGGCTGGATCGAGACCCTGATGATCAACGGGGAGTATTCCTACCGCGCCATCTGGGTGCACAAGGTGACGTTGAGGCAGAACTCCACCGAGGCCACCACCCGGGAGGACACCATCAACTGGGGCACCCCCACGGTGCAGGGCAAGGCCTGGTGCGTCATGACCGACGAGGAGGGCGAGGACCAGGTCCGTGATTACAAGGATTTCGAGACCGAGACCGCCGCTCAGACCTGGCTTAAGGGCAAGGCGCACATCACCCCTTGAGCCTGACTCTGGCTGGGCTCAGGCTGGAGTCGGTTAACATCAAACTCGAGCCGCTCATGTTCAATCCGTACCTCTACACGTACCGCGCCAACTTTGCGCACAGCGACCCGGACGCACAGTCCGAGCTCGTGGCAGATCTCCGCGAGGGCCAGAGCATCCGCAGCGTCACGTTGATCTCTCCCTCCGGGGAGGGCGTCAG